AGTCACTGCGGATACATATATGTCACTAACTCTAATGCCATCGTCTGGAATATTCACAGCGTGAACATCAGAAGCTAACAAGTTTAGATCCAAAACAGTCTGACCCCCATTGCCATCGGTTATAGTTAACCTTGGCGAACCAGTTGTTGTAAGAACATGAACCTGACGTATGCGAGCTGGACCTACAGCCAGAGAACCCACAGCAGTTACGCGTTTTGTCTTTACATCACTTGACATAAATTACCCCTCTTTCTTAGGGCGACCACGCTTTTTTGCAGGCTTTTCTTCCCATGCCTCATTTACATCAGGCGTAGAAGGATCATCTGCTCTTAGCGTACCGTCATCGTTTCTAGCTCGTGTTTTCTGGGTTTTTAACGGTTTACCGTCTGGTCCCAATCCACGAGCTGCTAGTTCTTCAACACTAGGTGGTTGAAATCTACTCATGATTCACCCCCTACGCGCCGACAGCAGCGCCAGTGTCTACACGAATCCAGTTTGATCCATCAGAAAAAGCTACGTTTCCTGTTCCATTACCTGCTGATTCAGAAGCTTTAAGAGCGTCTGATACATAAGCCATAGTTCCTGTTGAGGAAGCTGCAGCAGGTAGAGTTGCAACAGTGTAAGTTGTTAATGTGATTGCCCCGATAAAACCATCAGAAGATGTCACTGGGCCTGAGAATGTTGTTGATGCCATAATAAATACCCTTTGCACAAGGTTTCGCCTAGCAGTCTGTGCAACGTCAGGTAGGGGAGTGTCCTGTCTGCAAGGCTAATGTTGCCCCTGCAGATATAATAACATAGTTTTTTTAAAAAGAAAGGGGCAACTTACGCTGCCCCAGTTATAGGGAGGCTACTATGAAAAGTAGTACCCCCACTATAACATAATTTATGCTCCGGGGGAACCGTAAATTCCCAACGGATCAGAAACGCCGAATGAGTAACGCTCACGAGCTTTGTAGCGAACATTACCTGTATCGAAATCACCATCCATAGATGTTGCCATACCAGTACGAACAAAATGCTTCATACCGTTTGGAATATCTGTAGTGATAAAGAACGCGTCTGTATCTGTTAGATAGTGGTTTACACGATACCCTTCAGGGATAGAACCGTTTGAACGTAGTGCGTTCATGTCGTTATCCGCTGTACCAACACGTAGTTCAGTTTGAAGCAGTCTTGTTGCAACAAACATCAATGCTGGTGGAACGATTAACTTACGAGGGCGAGCTGCGATCAATAGGCCGCGTTCGTCTGTGTACGCTGCAATATCAATAACTGCTTGCTCTAGTGAAGTTTCGTTCAAGTCTGCGTTAACCGCTGGCTTGTTAGAGTTTGTACCGCCACCAACAGTTGGGTGGTTAGTAGCAAACAATGAAACGCCATCACCTGATTGAAAGGTTGAGAAACCTGTATTCAATAGTGATGCAGCCTTAGTCTGCTTGGTATAAGCCATAGCGCGAGCTAGTGCTTTTGTATAACGAGCAGATAGTGAGTCGTACAAGTTGTCTTCCATCGCTTCTTCAGTGATAGAGAAACCCATTGCAACGGTCTCGTGGTTGTATCGAGCAGTATAATGCTCTTGTGCGTTATCGTACGAAATTGATGCACCTTCTGCTTTCACAGGAGCTGCTCCAAAACCGGATAATTTGACCTCTTCCTCAAATGAACGCTCTGAGTTTTCAGTCTCATATATCTCGGCATGTTCGCCTTCATACTGATCATATTCCAACCCAAACAATGCGTTTAAGCCGGGAAGTAGCTCTTTAAGGAGCTGGGCGCGTGACATAGCCATAATTCAGTCTCCTTATACGCCAGTGTTCATGGTCATCATGTGAGCGCCGTTAGTTATCTTAACCAGAACGTCTGGGTAAGCATCCGCAGGATCAGATACATGACCAACAATTTTAAATGCACCTACTGTAGTTTGAGTAGTAGCATCTAATGCTGAAGTGGAATTACCTGTTGAGGTGCTTCCGGTGGAAGTGGATTGCACTGCCGCAAACTTGGTAATAGTACCAATAGCTGTTTGCGCCGCTGCACCATCAAGCTGTGCTTGAAATAGTACGTTTGGATCGTCAACCACGTAAGCTTTAATCGCACCACCATTGGCTGTGCCAGATGGATAGTATTGACTAAAGAGTTGTTGCCCTTCGGCATTTGTGTACTCACAACCAACAAATACACCGATAGCACCTATAGAAGAGCCACCAAGATTGTTTGTTGTAATATCCGCACCTGTGCCTCCGGCTAGTGCGATATACCCATCTGACCCGATAGTGACAACTTGACCGTTAAATAGATTGGTCGCCTCGCCAGCGGGATCGATTAGGTATGTAGAAGTTGCCCCTGCATAGGGCATACCGTCAGCTCGTTTCACGGGCTTCAGGCCATAGGGAGCTGCTGTAGTAGCCATTGCTCAATCTCCTAACCAAGTTTAAACCAAGGAAGCTCCCTAAAAAGGTTACTTCCCAAATGAAGTTCGCGTTGAACGCTCTGGACTTAGCACAGGCATACGAGGGTCGTTCTCTCTCATGAAATTACGATCTACCGCATCTTGTGCATGTTGCGCCTGCTCTAATTGATACTGGCGACGTTCTTCAGCGATTTCAGCAGGTATACTACATAATAATAGACCACCTACCTCAATGTTGTCTTTAAATCGGGAATCGATATCAGACACAACGTTTAAATCAGGAAACTCTGCTGCTTTTACTGGCGTATAGCCTTCACGAAAACGGGAAGATACATTCGTATTATCACTATTGCCCATAGTCGCTGTACGAATCCATCTAAAATGGAGACCGTCACGAGGTTCAGGCGTAGGTAGTGCTTGTGGTCGAGACCACCCTTTTCTACGTTCTGTTTTCTCTCTAGTTTCTGTAGTGCGTGGGGTTCTTTCAGCCATATCAGCTTTCCTTCATTAATTGCGCCGCATACTGTTCTGGAGTAAGACCGAGCCGTTTGGCGAGTGCGGCTGCGGTTGGAGTTAACTTAACCTTGCGTGGCTTTTTTGACGTACGAGACGGCGGGGCTACCACGTTGCCCGCTTGAGGTTGTGGTTCCGCAGGCTCCTCTGCAACAACCCCAAACTTGTCTGGAAACGCGTTTTTCATCGCGCTATCAATTCCATTATAGTATTCTTCGGTATCTGGCGCAACTCCTTTTGTGATAAGTTCTTCATGCACCCCGTAAGCAAACCCCGTCATACGGAGATCGCCTTCTTCCTTACCGTGAAACCATGTGTTCTTATTCAGCCAATCTTTGCCTAGCTGAGAAGGCTCTTTTGCTTTAGGAGCCTCCTGTTGTGGTGCGGTCTTTGGCACCTCTACAGGCTCTTCTCGTTTTGGCGCTCTATAGTTAGTCACACGGTACTGTTCGTTCTGCAACCTAGTGAGTTCTGCTTGCGCTTCCAACAGTTTATCAGGATCACCTGCTTCGTATGCTGCTTTATAGCTAGCATTAGCCTGTGCAAGTTGTGCTTCTACCCTACTCTTGGCCTGATCAAGTAATACAGATTCATTGTCTTCCAAAGACTTACGAAGTTTTTCGTTCTCCTCTTTGACCTTCTCTGCATACTTTACAGCTTCTTCTTGAAGCCCCTGTGCCTCTTGTCTGGCGCGTTCTTCGTCACGATATTGCTTTGTTAGCTGATCGATACGTTTCTGCACCCCTGCGCTGTATTTATCAATCTCAGCGTCTGGCGTTTCCGCTTCAGGTTTTGGTTCAGGCTCTTCTGCCTTTACCTCGACCTTATCTTCTTTCTTAGGCTCTTCAGAAACCTCTTCAATCTCAACCTCGATCTCAGTAGATTCTTCCTGTACGTCCTCTACTTTGTCCTCTAGGTTTTCTGCGGTATTCGTATTCATGCTCTTGTATACCCCCTTGGATCGTCAACAACACCTTCTACAGTGTCATCATTTATCAAACGAAACTCTTTACCATGAACTTTAAACCTAGTGCCAGAATAGGATCTGAAAATAACAAAATCTCCTTCTGTACACCAAGCACCATTGGGAAAGCGCTCTTTGTCTGAGTAAGCATCCGGTCCTGTTTTTATAACAAAACCAATAATTGATGCCGTAGACTCATCTTTTCGAAGGCCATCAGGCATGATTACTCCGCCTTCTGTCTTCTCATCGATCTCTGGAAGTGCTATCAGAAGCCTGTATCCCGTAGGTTCTGGTAGTTTTGCTTGAAGGTCATCTGTTACCTTCGTGTTATCGACTTTTACTGTCGCAACCATCTTACACCCATTTGCAGCGATTTAAAGGCTCACCGTTGCCCTGCGCGGCCTATCCGCGAATAACTAGAAGCACCTTATGCTTCCCTAAATCTTTTCTCAAGCTCTTTTAAATTATTTAATACAATATCTATACCTTCACTTTTCCCAACTAGCCTGTGGTACTCTTCCATGTTCTTAACACCACCACCAGACAAGTAGTCTGATATTTCAATCTTATACTCGTCTAAACGCCTCTCTAAAGCGTCAAATAAATTAATCTCCACCCTTATCAAGCTCCCTTGCTATATCTATCCCGATTTTAGTACCTTCACGTTTATCTTTACGCTGTTCCTTATCTAACTCTGTAGCTAGTTTAGTTCCAATCTTAGCGCCTTCTAT